AATCGCCTACTTCACTGAGACGGAGTCTAGTGACAATTCTGCACATCGACTTGGTATACCCCCTACAAGTGAATGTAGCGCGTTGCTGACTCCGCAGTTACGGAGCGTGTCGAATTGATGCTACACTTAAGTTGTAACAGGAGCGTAGTGGCGGTTTATTTGACCGCAGATGGACGTAGAGGAGGATGCATATGGTAACACATAGCTGGAAATATAAGGCCATTGTAGCGCATGTAGTGGACGGTGATACGCTAGATCTAAACGTAGATCTTGGCTTCGGAGTCTCAAAATTCGATCGCTTTCGTTTATTCGGAATCAATGCACCAGAAACATACGGAGTCAAGCATGAGAGTGCTGAGTATGCAGATGGTATGAAAGCGAAGAAGTGGCTAATTGATAAAATCGAAGGAGCAAATGTAACAGTCGAGACCTTTAAAGACAAGCAAGGTAAGTACGGGCGGTATCTTTGCGTGGTCTATCTCGGTGAAGAAAACATCAACGAAATGCTCGTTAAGGAGGGTCTAGCTGTAGTTCAAGAGTATTGAGGTTATTTTTAAATAAGCCAATGACTACATTGATTTAAGATACACATGGTACGAAAACTAATAATTCAGAACCCAGACATCAGCAAAAATGAATTCACTATGCTATCTGAAGATGCAGCGGTAGGAGCTACATCTTTGGTCGTGACATCAACTCAAGGATTTGCCGATGCTGATCTAGTATTGATTGGTGGATCCTGTGAACAGCGTTGCTCTGAAACGTCTGAGATCCACGAGATAGATACAATTACACCAGTGACAGGAATGACTATCACATCCGGTCTACTTTTTCAACAATATGCACAAGGCGGTGTGACGAAGCTAGATTGTGATCAACTGAAAATCTATAAGAGTACTGATGGTGGAGAGACGTACACTCTTCTCGCAACTGTTGATACGGACTATGCTAACCCGCAGAAATGCACTGTGTATTTGGATCTGACCGGGACTGACACCGATTACTACGAATATGCTTGCTACAATAGTGTAGCAGCGTTTGAATATAACAGAAGTGAAGCAATCGGTCCAACTTGGTCTGATTGCCCCGCCGGATATATCACGAAGGATGAGTTTCGTGCTCTAACTTGCATCACTGGAGTTGGAGATGATTTGCTTGATGAAGCAATTGCATATGGAGCAAGCGAGATTAGTAGAAGGTTGTATAACCCAAGAATTTATTCAACAGGAACTTCCATGTCTGAGCATCGTCTCGATGTACATCCACGTCTTACATTTGCTGATTCCAATCTGGACAATAGACCAATTGATAAGAATGATTTTTACGCTTGGGAAGAACCATTCGACACTGTGATGGGAGTTCCAGGGCCAAGAACAGATGTTACATCTGATATTGTATCAGTTGATGTAGATAGACAAGTCATTGAATTTGGAACGGCACGTCCTACTGCTAACAAACGATTGAACATCATTTGGCATGAGACGTGGGAGAAGTTGAAATTTGACTGTGTAGCTACAACTGTTGCTGGAGAGAAGCGATGGATGAACATTCATCTTAAGCAATTGAATAAGCTATTCGCCGTGAATTATCTTTTCGAAAACGTCCCATTCAAGATCTTGCAAAGAGGAATTCCTAGTTGGAGTATGGGAGGCGTGAATGTTTCATTCGATTATGATGTGATGCAAAAGATTCTTGATGATAATCATAAGAGAGCAGTGAAGATCATTCAAAGTATTGAACTCCCATATACAGCATTCACAACAATCCGAAGACCACAAAGAGTTGATCTTCGAGACTTTGTTAGTACGCTCAACTTTCGGAGAACACCATGAAGAAATCACATGAATATGCACTCTTTCTAGAGAGCATGGAGAACATAAGAAGTGCGTGGGACAGAAACGATATTAGATCGTTCTTTGGTGCACTACAAGATGTGGATAGGTTGTTCATCACAAAAGTGCAGAATGTTGTGAATCAGAAGCATATCACATATGTGTATGATCTTGAGACGCATAACCTTGATGCGAAAATCGCATGTGTTGAAACAAAGTTGAAACGGCTCATGGAATTAGAAGAGCAAGTAAGTCTTAGGTCGCATGGAATGAGTGAGAAATGGAGGAAGCTCGATGAAATCAATAATCATACTTGAAGGGGCGGCGTACAATCAGTTTCCTGATTTGAACGCTGATGATGTCGGGATCAAACCAGAGTTCGTTGTGAGAAATAATGATGACTCTCTTGTAGATCTAACTACTGGAACTGTTCTATTGAAAATGAAACAGATCAACACCACAACAAATAAAGTCAGCGGAACATGTACGCTTGACGATCCTGTTCTTGGGGAATGCTCTTATACAACTGTTGCCGGAGATCTAGATACCGCCGGCGTCTATGATGCTGAATTGCAAGTCACAATTGGCTCTGCCATAAATACAATCCCGTTGGGAAGATTTAAGATAGACCAAGATTTGCCATGAGGACATAGCGAATGACATATACATATGCATGTGAGAAGATTCCGACTTTTGATCCTGGACGGATGCGCGAAGATTTTGAAGCGATCTTTCTAGCGAACGCGGTTGATGTGGAGATCATATCAAATCGTAAAGATAGAGATGTCACACACAACGGAGATTTCTTCGGGACGCGAACTGAACCAGAGACATTGAGACGTATTGTCAAGATGTTTATTGAAGCAGAGAATTCTAATGCATATCGTAGAGATAGACAGGGGATTGTGACGAATGATTCAACCTTTCATGCTTTCTGTAGGTGGGATGTTGATCTCGAGAATGATGATCTCGTGAAGTTTTTGAAAGATGAGAACCAACGATGTTTTGGTATCAAACCAGGAGAGGTTTTCATTATTCAAAACCACAATAAGCCATTCTATCGCGGTCAATATGTCTGGCAAGAATTTACACTAAAGAGAGTTGATCACGATGCCCACTACTCCCCTTGAAGGAGCAATGACTCGATCATTGCAATATGCACTTGAGAATTCATATCTTGTAGCTCTCGAGGCTGCTACACCAAAGAAGACTAGAATCACGAGTCGCTCTTGGAAGGTCGAAGAGACAGGCACTCCAGGTAAATTCAAGCTTGTCAATACAGCATTGACTCGTAATAAAAAATACTCGATTGTAAAATTGCTTGAAGAAGGTACTGATCCTCACGTTATCAGAGCAAAGAATGCTAAGGCTTTGCATTGGCAAAAAGGATCAAAACACTTCTTTGCTAAGCAGGTACAACACCCGGGTTTTGAGGGTAGGCAGTTTGTAAAGAAGACTTTGAATAACGTTGGTAATGATGAGCGATTTCAACGTCAATTAGCAATTCAGTTCAAGAAAGAACTCAAAGCACTTCGTTGAATATTTTTAAATACGTCAGAATCCACTAACAATCATAACAAAATGTTTTCACTCTAAAAACTGAGTGAATCCATGACTCATAACGAGCGTGAATAGATGGCAATCATACATAGAGAAAGGAATATTTTCTTCGACCCCCTGCAAGTAGTTCATGATGTCATACACGCTAATGTTCTAGATCCTAACCCTGAGAGACGAGAGCGTCCAAAAGAATCAGAGAGGAAATGGATCTTCCCTACAACACCAGAAGCAAACGATGAGAACTATCCTCGTATCGCAATCATTCATGGCGTTGCGAACGCCCAAGAGTGGACTGCTGGTCAATTTCTAGAATATGAGAAGGATGCTTCTCAACAATTAGTCAGAGCTGTCAATACTAACATAGTCACGATTCCTGTCACTGTTGCAGTGTTCACGAAGAAGACGAAGTATAAAGCACTTGAGGTTGTAGACTATGATGGATCAAAACGATTCGTTGAAAATTCAGCTCAGGTTATGTGGCTACTCGATAAGATCCAGAATACATTGATGAGAAATAGACGGTCATTCATTGACAAGGATTTAGACTTCACCATTACAGACATCGAAGGAACATATGAAGACAATGATTTTCTATGGGCTGGAGAGATAAGCATGACCATTGTCATGAAGAATGTGTGGACTGAAGATATACCGAAAATCATAGGTAGCTATAATCAAGATCTTCTGATTCAGCTCGAAGACGGATCAGAAGTGGACGGCAACATTCCATGATTTTCATGGTAGGTGGTAAAATGGGCAAAAAGAAAAAGAAAGAAACAGAAGAACCTCTAGAAGAAGAGGAAGTTACACTCACAGTCCCCGAAGATTCATCTGAGTCTGAACCTGAAGAGCCAAAACCCGCTCCGAAGAAGACGGGACAGATGTTTAAAGCAGGAGAATGGGCTAAACAAGATAGCGATAAACCAGATCCACTGCTTTTTCAATGGTGGGACCAGAAAGGCGTGATGCCCGAATCTGAGTATAAAGAAATCAAAAAACAAGTATACCGACAACGGTAGGAGTAAGAAAACATGGGATTAAGACCAAATGTAAGAGTTGACGTCCGTGAAGCTCTGACGTTGCAAGAACAGGCCGGACCGGGTATCGTGGCCATAATTGGTACAAGCACATGGGGGCCAATAGAAAGCATGCAAACGCTTGCTAGCTTCTCCCAAGGATTGAATGTGTTCAAGGATGACAAAGACTCATCCGGAGCTACAATCAGCTTGCCAAAGGGACTCGACCTTCTCTATAGAGATGGTGCCGGCGTTGTACTTGCAGTACGTGTTGCAGATACTGATGCTGCCAAATCAGACGAAGTGTTTGATGGAAACAGCGGAGGAGAAGCAGCAGTACTTACGTTCAGTGGACTTTACGAAGGGACGTACGGAGATAACATTGGTGTAACGATCACCGCTGATGGAGCGACCCGAACCGTTGAAGTTACAGACGGCCAGCTATTGGAAGTCTATAGCAACAATGGTAATGGGTATACCACGAACGCGGCAATCGCTGCAGCAATCAACGGAACAAGCCAACTAGTATCAGTGGCAGTGAAAGCAGGAAGTGAATCAGCAAATCTTGTAGATGCAATCACACAGACTTTTTTGTCTGGGGGAGACGACGGAGAAGATTCTCTCGTAGCAGCAGACTACACAGATGCGTTTGATAACGTCTTGAGTAATGAGGATTTTGACATCCTAGTTATTCCAGGTGGAGACGCACTTGAAGCACTAGATAGCTTCCACGCTACGATGGTAGGTAAGCTCAACACACGAGCTTCAACAGAAGATAAGTTCGCGATATTCATGTCAGGAATTGGCATTGATGAAACAATCGCAACAGCTTCAGCACGAACAGCAAGTGGAGCAAGACTTTCATTAGTTGCGCCGAATTTGAAGTACACACATCGAGCTGATGGCACAGAGCAAGTCTTCAACGGCTCATATCTGGCATGTAGTTATGCAGCAAGAACAGCAAGCGGACTGCCTCATATTAGCCCAACGCATAAGACGTTGAATGTTGAAGGAGTATCTGTATTGCAAAGTACAGGTAAAGAGTACTACAACAACGGAGAGCAAGAGCAACTACTTCAGAATAGAATTGTACCGATCACAAAGATTGGAACATCAATTCAAGCGTCAAGAGGAGTAACTCGAGATGCAGATACGTCAAGTATCTTCTATGAAGTAAACATCGTGAGAATTGTAGACTATGTAAAGGCACAAGTCTTTGACAAACTCAATCCATTCGTTGGAGATCCGAACCTACAACGCATCCGTAATATTATGGCGCGAGAAGTAGACGGTCTTCTTGAACAGGATAAACTTGACGAGATCATTGTGGCTTACAATGCTACAGATGTAGCTGAAGGTTCTAGTCCGGACACTGTACTGGTGACTATGTCAATCAGGCCAACGTTCGCGATTAACTTCATCAACGTGACACTGAACATCAGTCAGGTGAGTGAGTGAGGTAAGCGAAAATGGTTAATCAAAGAATTTCAGCAAAAGACGTGATCTTCAGTGTAGACGGGAACATCATTGGCGGCGCAGAAGGTATGGACGTGTCCGTATCAGCTGACAATGAAGTTGCTTTCGAAGCAGGAACGTATTACGGAGTAGAAGTAGTTGACGGCAAAAAGAACGTAAGCGGTACGTTGAACAGAGCATACATCGACAATGAAACGTTGAATGAGCTCTTTCCACCAGACTTGGGCGTATGGCCAGCAATTACCATTACAGCATCAGTTGTATCAGGTAAGGAACCGGCTCGTACGATCACAGTACTAGGTGCGAAGTTTGATGGCTTTGACATAAACAGTCTAGAACTAGATGGTTATGCAAAGAACGCGCTACCGTTCAAAGCACTCAACTGGCAACTGCTCTAAATTTTTTTCTTTCTTTTTGAAAGAACACAAACAACAAAACCGAGATGGTGAAATCATGAGAGAAATAACAACGGTAGAGAAGACGAAGACGAAGAAGATCTTTCAGTTCACTGAGGACGAGTTCCGACTAGGTGACTGGTGCAAAGATCTTGAGGTCATTCCAGATGGACCACATGTGGAAATGACGTACTCTTCGCGAAATGGGATTATGGTAGTTCATAATTTGAACGAGATAAAAGTCAAAGAACTTGATAAAGGCGAGAAGCCAGAGGAAACACAAGATGACAGACAAAAAGACTAAGCCTGAATGGCTTACATTAAACACAGACGGTACAGTTACGGTTGAGACGCGTGAGGGAAGCTTTACGTTGGCTGAACCTAACGGAGAACAATATGAGCAGGTTGACCGTGTAGCATCACGGATCGAACACATATCTGATTTCACAAAGGGGTTGATGCTTGTAGCAAAAGCACTTGTGACACCAAAGATTGGTGAGCAAGATCTGAAGAAATACAAGATCAGTACTTTGAAGAGATTAGTCGATGGAATAAATGTGTTTGCTGACGAGGACATGTCTTTTTTGTGGGAGCAGATGAGCTCTACGAAACAGACGAGTGGGAACGTCTCAAGCTCATCGTCAGTCTCCGCTACAGAAAAACCCCTGACGAAATCAGGAGAATGACTAGAAGAGATTTGCTAAAAGCATACTCATACATCAAATACGCAGATGATCACAAAGAAGACGGCTGAAAGAGGTAAAAGATCGTGGTAAACTTCGAAGTCAACATGGACTTCAGTAAGAGCATTAGTCAAGCTAACGCTCTATGGAAGAAGACAAGTAGCCTTCAGAGTAATTTCTTTGCAGCGAAGAAAGAAGCTGAAGGAATGCGAGATGCACTTCAAGATAGTGTTAGGCAACTTCGAATGTCAGGAGCATCTTTAGAACAGGTTGCAGCACTAGAAGGTAGTGTTGCGAATAAGATGCAAATGCTTGAATGGAGATTGCAAGATGTAAACGATCAGCAAGAAGCATTCAATGAACTTGTCGGTCATGGCGGAGATCAATTAGCAGACGTCATCAGTAGGATCCCTCTTATTGGTGGATTACTATCACCAATGTTTAGACGACCGTTAGATAGGTTGAATGATATGAACATGTCAATGGGCCGCTTCAATAAAGCGTTTGCTACATTGACGAAAGATGGTAAATCACTAGATTCTGTTTTCTCTGGGTTCTTCCAGAATTTCTCCACTAACATAGCGACGTTCGGTAAGAACTTCCACAAAGCATTCTCCGGAGGGGCGACGGCGATGCTAAAGAATATCCCCACTATCTTCAGTGGTATAGCAACAAGCGCTGGTGCACTGATTCCAGTTCTGGCCAGCATCGCCCTCCCTATTCTTGGTATTGTAGCTGCAGTGTTCACGCTCAAAAAGATTTGGGATTTGAACATTGGCGGCATTCAGAAACAAGTGTTTGGATTGATGGGTGTTTTCAGAGATGTGTTTGGAAAGACGATGATCAATTTCCAGAAGTCTCTTCAGAAGCTTGGGCCTCTATTCAAACTCATCTTCACTCCCCTCTTCACAATCTTAAAAGGTGTTGGAAAACTACTTGGTGGATTGTTTGATGGAGTATTCGCTATCATTGATCCGATCTTGGATGTGATTAATGAAATATTTGCACCTCTAGCTGAAGGACAATCACAAGCAATGGGTCTTGTTGATGTCTTCGGTATTCTTGCTGATACACTTCGTGTTGTTGGTAAGATCGTCGGGTTCGTCTTGAAAGTTGCACTTACTCCAATGAAGTTGATGTTTAGAGTTGGTATGGCAATTGGAAAGGTACTCGCTGGATGGGTCGGAAAATTCATGAAGCTTAAGTTCGTACAGAACTTCGTTCAGAGAGTGAAGGATAACTTTGAGATGTTGAAATCAGTGTTGGAAGCATTACTCAAACCGTTCAAATTCCTAATTGAAGGCTTTGAAAAGATCAGTAATTTCTTAGGAGGAGACGAGGAGAAAGAGATAAAGGTAAAAGATGTATCTCCAGGTGCAGCAGGGATATCACCAGCTGGAAGACCTGTTACTTCTGTCAATAATACATCAAGCAGAGTGATCAACAATAATCCGAACATTACAGTGCAAACAAGTAGAGAGATCAGTGGAGCTGGCGGGAAGCAGTTTGCAAATACACTTGGAGGTATGCTGTCTAGTCAGAATGCAGCATTGTAGGTAGAATATGACGAAATTTAGAATACGAACAAATGACAACACAATCATTGAGCTTTCCGTAGTAGAGAGTATGAGCTTCGGTGGTGAGCAAGCTACTATTGTGTATGAAGCGCCTGGATCAGACGGCGGAACAGTTATCACTACTGGGAGAAAGAACACTGCTGTTGTTCTAGCAGGTAAGTTGCTTGGAACAGATGCGATCGATGTAAACCAGAAGAAGGTTATCATAGAAAGGCTTCGTAATGCAGGAACGCCTATCAATTTAGATTCACCAATTGACAGTGAAGATACAGGAAGATATATCATCAGTTCATTTTCAGGAGGACTTCCACAAGGCACGCAGAGATATATCACATTTGAGATGACGTTGACGGAGTACCGTCAAGCAAACGTTAAGCAGAGTAGCTTATCACTTGTGAATTTTCAACCGTCAGAATTGCTCAAGCAACGTGCTCGCGATCGGAATATATTAGTATGAGCAAACGAATTCAACTGCAGAGCAAGATCTTGGTGAATACGTGTCAAAAATGCGGTAAGCTAATGTCTACTTGGTATAAACCCGAAGGTAAAAAGATACGTGAAGAGATTCATGCGAATAAAGCGGGGTGTATCTGCTAATGGCGATTAGACAAATTCTTCGTATTGGAAGTGGAGATAACTCAATCGAAACAACTGAAGGCTACAACTTTAGTGGTGCGTTTGATATTGATGAGCTGCATGGCATCCTTACGTTTAGTCTTCCGTATTTACTTCCTGGACAGAAGAATGTTTCAGAGCAAGATATTGATCTAACTAGGTTGAAAAAATATGACACTGTACAGTTGTACTTCAGGGAGTATGGAGAAGGAGAAGTTGTTCCAAACACTACAATACCTGAGGATTTAGATCTTATATTTTACGGTTTCATAAAGAGTATTAAGCTCGCAAAGGGCAAGGATTCTATACCGTATGAGATTGAAGCGCACGGTACACTAGGGCTTGCTGAGGAACGTACTTTGGTATTTGAAAGAAAGGAAGGCGAGCTACAAAACTTATTGGTTGGTTCAACACTTGGAACGGAGTTAAACCCCGACGACATTGGAGTATTGCAATTAGCATTCAGTTCACAGACCAACGAGATTATTCCAAGAGTTGAATTTCGTGATGTAGATGCTAACACTCTTTTTGTGAAAATCAATAGCGCGAAGAACTTGAAAGATGTATTGTCAAATATCAAAGAGAATTATGCACTCATCATCCATCAACTAGGCGACGGAACGCTTCTTGTACTTACACCATTCTATTTGCTTAGTGCGAGAGAAGATGATTTCTTGAACGTGAATAGTTGGTCATTTGAGTTGGGAACAAATGCATACGAATTAGATTACGGCGATCTCACAAACAATATCAATTCTGTTGTTGTACTTGGTTTCTATCCGCATTTTGGAATGGCTGTAGATCCAGTGATGGTACAATTGAATGCTGGTGCTGGAAACACTCCAGGACCAGAGAGCTACAACTATCTTACATTTGAGAATAGAGATATTACAAGTGACGAAGACTGTCAGAAAGTTGCAAGACAAAAGCTCTTGGAGATTACTCGTAATTACGCAATCAAGTTTAGAACCAAATTTGATCCAGCAATGCATATCGGACAACCTTTCACAATCAATGACAACGATAGATTTACAACGAACCAGGTATGGATCATCAAGACTCTTGAGTGGACGATCTCGAAAGATGATGTCAGTGCTCAGATAACAGGATATGCAAACTCACTTGATACTTTCCCAGAAGATATAGTCATCTCGAATACTGGAATCGCTGATGTTGACGCTCTGGAAATCAGAGAGAAGTTGGATGACCAACTTGTCAATTGGAATGGTAATTTCTCATGATAGCAAACATTGATTCATTAGCAAAGATCATTCGAGGAATGATCAGCCAGGAACTGGTACGGAACCAAGGACTGCAAGTCTTTAAAGTCACAGACACAAATGAAGACACATACACTGTCAACATTCGACACTTGAATAAACAGAAGATAGCATACAATGACGTTCAAATCATCGGTCTTGGAATGGGAGATTTCAAAGGCACATTCAAATTACCGGCTACTGACGATTTAGTCTTGGTTGGTTTCGTCGGTCTTGACAGTCAAACACCAGTTGTACTTGGTAGCTTGATCGACAATTTCACACAGAGTCCGGATGGTGTTCCAGTCATTCAAGAGAAAGAATACTTACTCACGAACACTTCATTCGGATCAATCATATTCATGAGCGCAAACAATGACATCATACTCAAAGCATCAAATGCTGGAGATCTTGATGGAGGTGCAAAACTACGAATCAACGCTGATGGTAGTTTCAAGCTCTTGAATAAGGACGGCTACGGGATCCATGTAGATTCCGCGGGAGCTATGACGATAGCGGGCGTGACGGTGAATTACACACAGACTCCAATCACGTTTTGATTATTTTTAAATAGCTCCAAAACCACATCAAATATAAAATATATGAGGAAACCGCGATGGTACTCGTTGCAACAGATCAAGGGACATCAACTCACTCGGGTTCGGTATGTGCTGGCGTTGTTGCTGGCACTCTTGATGCTGGCTCTAACACTTTCGTCAGCATTGAGTCAGAACTTGTTATGGTGGATGATGGTACGATGGAAATACCTTCTCATCTTAACCCTCCTTGCACTCCCGGTACTCCACTGGCTCATAGTTACTCACCGGATACCTTGGCTCAAGGATCCGTGACTGTAGACGGTGAAGCTATGGTTTTGATCGGAGATTCGTTTTCAGGAGACGCAACAGAAGTAGACGGAGCGGGTATAAACACCTTCGTGCAGGTAACTTGAGATGGCAGTAACGTTTGAACAAAGACTTGGAATAGACATTCTTCTGAATGTAGTGAGCACAGATGACACAGAGATAGGTGCGAATAATGATTTCAAGCAAGCAATCGGAACGTCGAACTTGAATCAAGCAATCATCAATAGAATACGGACGATTCGTGGCGAACTAACACTACACCCAGATTACGGTTCACGTTTGCCTAATCTTATTGGAACAATTCCGAATGAATTCACATTGGGATTAGCAAGACAGCATGTCAGGGAAGCGTTGTTACAAGAGCCACGTATTGATACAATCGATTCAATATCTGTAACATACACTGATTCCTCAATGAAGGTATTATCGATTGATATTATTGTCACTCCAATCAATTCAGAAGAGCCTTTGAACATTGTGTTTCCGTTCGGATTAACTGGAGAGGAGAATCAGTTTGGCACGATCAACACTGACACAAGCACAATACTGAGTGGATAAACATGAAAGAAAAAATTATCGAAAGCATTCATGCGACGAGATCGCACTTTGAAGGTAAGCAATGCTCTACTCCATCTTACTTCAGACATTTAGAAAAGGAATTTAGATTACGTGATCTAAATGTACCTGCAGATGAGTTGAAGAAAGCATTGAAAGAGAAGATTCAACAAGGAGGGTTTGTAGTATAATGGCAGCGGTACAATTCACAGTCAAACCACTGAACGACATCATCAGCGATTTATTGCTGAACGTGTTCAACAATATTAATGACGTCACTGACGGGAACGCAGGAGGTATCATGCGCCAGATGCTTGAAGCTGTTGCACAAGAGATCAGTTTGCTTTACGATCAATTGCAAAATATCTACGATGGCTCAAGAGTTAGTACAGCTATCGGAACAGATCTAGAAGAGATAGGTCTTCTTGTTGGAGTTGATAGAAAAGACGGAACGAACTCAACCGGGTTTGCGTCTTTCATTAGAAATCAAGTTGCAGGAGCTGATTTTACAATCTCTGCTAATTCAATCGTGTCTACTCAGCCAAATACAGGTGAGGAGCAACTCAGATTCCTAGTAGCTAGTGATACGATATTTGATGCTGACATTGATGCAGAATCACATGATTATGTTGACGGTCTACTTTACTATCCAATGGATGAACGACTTATTGATAGCGTTCAGCAAGTTTCAGCAACGGTAAGTGCTACTCCCGGTACCATTCTTACTCAAGGTGTTGATTACGAAATCTCCTCAGTCTCGAATCAATTGATAGTCGATCCAAATGCTGTTCTTCTCGTTGATGACTGTGAGACAGCTAATTGGACAGAGAGCGCAGATGCAACAGCTGATGCTCTTGACGCTGTTGACTTTATTCAAGGTGCAAATTCATTAGATCTTGGTAAATCTGGAACCAGCTCAACACTTGCAAGCTATGAGAAAGTTCTTGGAACTGTTGTAGACGGTACTGATAAAGATATGCACCTAAGTTTGAAGATCATTGATAACACAGCTCTTGCGAAGATTGACAGGATTGAAATTACATATGGCTCTGGTGGAGATGCGACTAATGCATACACATTGAGTTTTTCAAATTCCGACCTAGCTGATGCAGTCGGAAGTTTCTATAGATTCTTCATTGACAGGACAGACACTGAACTTACACAAACAGGCTTTCCAAGTGTTGCAGCAACGAACTTTATCAAGATCGATATTTACACAAATCTTGCAGGAGACGTCCTCACATCTGGTGATGTGAAGATGGACTTCTGGTTCTTTGGGGATAGTTCACTCTACTCAGGAGACACAATCAAATTCATAACAACAGGAACAGTTCCAGACGATGGCACATCATTCTTAGTTGATTACAAACCGCTTTCGAAAGAAGTTCCAATCATCAGTGAAGATGTCGGAGCAAAATATAATGTTGGTGCAAACAAGATCGTATTCAAGGTATCGAGTATTCCGAGTGTTGACGCGGTCAACAACTACGAAGCAACAGAAGGCGGAACAGATATTGAGACGGATGACGAACTTCGCGATCGCATCCAAGAATCAAGTCTTGCAGGAAAAGCAACAGCCAGTGCAATTCGTCAAGCAGTTTTAGCAGTGGACGGGATTACTTCAGTCACAGTCGATGACCTACCACGAAAGACTGCAACGGACGAAGTGCACCGATATGCAATTGCCACTGATACATACAAACTTGACTTTGAAGTCGCGCAAGATACAGCAACGCTCGATGTAGAAGGCACATTGTCAGCGACACCAGGACACACTTTCGTTCAGAACACTGACTTCGTACTTGATTCATCGAGTCAGATTGTCTGGCAAGGCGGTGGAGATAACCCAGATGATGATACCGACTTCTTTGTCGATTATGACTATGACTGGCTTGGGCATGTAGAGGTATTTGTGTCAGGAACACAATCTCCACTACCAGCAAGTGTACTGTCTGATGTTGATGATGCGATCGAAGATACAAGAGCTGCAGGAGTGATCGTGACGGTGCTTGAACCAACTGTTGTGACAATTGATGTGACAGCAACGATTGTAGTAGAAGGTGGTGCAAGTACAGCGACTGTTTTAACAGCGGTAGAAAGCGCGCTAAGGACATATTTGAATACGCTTGATGTAGGAATAGACATCTTCAGATCAGAGCTTATACGGATCATACAAGAAACGGAGGGAGTATCAAATAGCACTTTGACTGTACCAGCTGCTGATGTTACAATCGATGTCGATGAAGTAGCAAAGGCTGGAACGCTCACGATTAGTGTCTGAGGTTATTTTTAAATAAACACAAACAACAATACTCATAATACAATGGCAAGAATCGACGACATGATACAAAGACTTCCGCATTGGTGGAGCATCCATGAAGGTAGTGCTACGTATGGATGGATGTTATCAGTCGCGCAAGAGCTTGATTTATTCGATGTACAATCAGCGAATTTACAACTTTCAGTATTCATCAGTACAGCAATTGGCACAGAGCTCGAAGATCTTGGTGCTCTCTTTAGATTAGGAAGGCTACCAGGCGAACCAGATGCAAATTATCGTGCTCGTATTCAAGCTGCACGATCTGCATTCCTTGCTTCAGGAACGATCCCTGGACTGACTCTTGCTTTCACCGCAACAACCGGACTTCCTGATACGAACATTGTGATCACAGAGACTTTCCCAACCGATCCTTTGAAAGTTCTTGCTGAAATGACGTTTACAATTGATACAATTGATCTGATTCAAACGGCTATAAATTCAGTACAGAATGCAAAAGCAGCTGGAGTGTATCTCACTACACAATTGAATTTTGGTCTAGCTGAAGATGATATTCTTGTTGCAGATCAAGTTAGCATTACTACACCAGGACCTGGCACATCGTTTATCTTGGATGTAAGTAGTTATGACGGAGCTGATATGTTTGGATAAACTCAAACTAAATCAATGGAGAGACACAACGTCCGGAATGATCATCAAAGGTCAACTTACGATTCGGAATGCATTAACAGGCGAGGTTTTGCATCAAGCAGAGAATATGGTTGTAGATGACGGCCTTGAACTAATTGCAGACAGAATGAAAGATAACACACAAGCAGCATTAGGATGGATTGCTGTTGGTACAAGTAATGTTACAGTTGCGGCGACTGACTCAGCATTGTATGCTGAGATCGATAGAAATGCAGCGACTGTAGTTAATGCGAACCTGAATACTCTCGAAATAGAAACTGACTTCTCCGCAGCAGAAGCGGTAGCAACTTGGAGAGAGGTCGGCGTGTTCAATGCTGCAGCTGCTGGAGTAATGTTCAATAGGATCAATATTGATTTTACAAAGACTGCTGCTACCCCGATCAATGTAAAATTCATATTTACATGGACAAGAGCGTGATTAAGAAATGGTAATGAAATTCAATCCGGACCAAAGAGCTTTCGCTCCAGACATGAATAATGTAGCTCTGCAACTCAACTATGCTGTTGAAACTGGATGCGCAGTAACAGAGAAAAGCGGCGGCGCTGATATGAGCGTCGATGTAGCAGCAGGTACAATCCTATTCAACGGAACTGGAGCAATTGCTGTAGCAGGTGGAAACTATGCCATAGCTGCCGCTCACCCAAGTCTTGATCGATACGATCTTGTACTTGTTAATGTAGCTGGAACAGTAAGTGTGCTTACTGGTACACCTGCTTCTGTACCGAAAACCCCTAGTTATGACGCGGAAACTTACATCTGTTTAGCTCGTGTTTTTGTAGATGACGGCGCTACAAGTATTGTGAACGCTGACATCTTCGATCAACGAATCATTAACACTGGAGGAGGTGGTGGAACAGGAACTGGCACTGTCATTACTGGAGTAGATCAATCTGGATGTACGGATGGAGACGTTGTTACATTTGACGGCTCAGACTTTGTACCAGCTCAAGCTAATTCAGTCGACACGAGTAGAGCAGTTGGTATAATTGACAATGTGTCTGGTTCAACAGGAGATGTCACTCTCTTTGGAGAAGTAGATTTCCTTTCAGGACTTACACCAGGAGAAACATACTATCTATCTGATACAGTAGCTGGAGGTTTGGAAACAACACCGCCCGCTATCGCTGTGAAGATCGGAGAAGCAATCAGTGCAACTACATTACTTCTTGACATTGATAGAGTTGTTGGAAGTACGACCGGATCTAAATACACTGATTCCTTCACTTCGCAAACAAGTGTTGTAGTCACACACAATCTGAATGACAGCAATCCGATCGTGCAAGTATATGATAACAATAGCGAGCAGATCACTCCAGACACAATTGATATTACAGATGCGAATACCGTAACAGTCACATTCCTTGTTGCAACAACCGGAACAGTCGTTGTGCATAGTATTCCAAACGCTACAAGAACATACACTGGATTCAGTGCTATGTACTCTGAAAGCTTTACAGGCCAAACAAGTGTAGCTGTGAATCACAATCTTGGACAGAAATATGTTGCTGTACAAGTGTTTGATAACACAGATCAGCTTGTTGAACCAACAAGCGTTACTCTAACTGATGCGAATAATCTGACTGTGACATTCGGCGTCGCTACAAGCGGTGAGATTGTTGTAGTTGGAGGAGCAGTCGTTAGTATTGGTAGTGTGCTCGGAGTAAAAAGATACAGCACAACATTCACAAGTCAGACTACAGTAGTAGTGACGCATAGTTTGAACACCGTCTCTCCTTCTGTAATGATCTATGATGGATCAGGAGATGCAATCGTTGGTGATATTGCTGTTTTGAATGCGAATCAAGTGCAACTTGACTTTGGAGTAGCTACTTCAGGAACAGTTGAAGTTCAAGGCGGTGCACAGACATCAACTCCAGGAGCCGGATCTGGTGATTTCTTACCAGACACAGACAACGCATATGATCTTGGAAGCGGCACATACAAATGGAAAGACATCTACGTAAGTGGATCGTTAAACTTAGCTAACGTCACTGTTACCGGAAGTGTGTTTCTTGGAGTCGTAGCAAGCGATCCTGGAACACCAACCGAAGGACAAATTTGGTACAATAGTACTGATAAACAATTCAAAGGGTATAACGGCACAAGCACGGTGATACTTGGATAAGGAGGAAAGATAGATGGGAACGAAATACGAAGTTGACAACGCCGGGAACATTTCAGGCGAGACTGTAGTCCTAGCTTCGCAAGCTACTGATCCAGTCTCACCAGTTGAAGGGCAGTTGTGGTATAACAGCACAGACGAAGTGTTGAAAGTACGCAACAGTACAACATCAGAACCGATTGGAGCAAGCGGCTGGGTAAAGATAAGCGACACTGATCTAAGTGGTGGTGCAGCTACAAGTTTGAGCAGCGCTACTTTGACTGAAGCATATGAGAATTATCGAATTCAAATTTACGGCGAATTTGATGCAACAACAGCTGGAGTAGGATTAGAAATTAATGGAGATTCTGGTTCTAATTACCAACAGAACTACATCAAATGGTCTAACACAACAGCGACAGCGAATGATGCAACAGGTTCAGATTATAGAATACACACTGAAGGTAATGGTAGTGATTACTTTACAGCCATGATTGAGATCTTTAAAATCGCTTCGGATAGAGCTTTGATCTCACATCTTGGAGGATCAGGAGATCAAAATGGGGGCGGGTATACTAGCACCGGAATGTGGACTGGCACTGGAGATATAACAATCTTCAAGATCCAGAAGAGCGCAGGTAACTTCACAACAAAAACCCGTATGGTTGTATGGGGGTGGAAAGACTAATGGTAGAGAATAGAAGTAGTCTGTTGATGACGCCTACTCCAACAGCGAGTGCGCCAACAGCAGCACAAGGAGCAATGTATTACGATAGCGACGATGGTGAGATGAAGATTAGTAACGACGGAGCAACATTTGAAGCATTAGGTGGTGCTGCTGGATTTGTACCTTCTCTTGGAGATGGAAGTGACGGAGCAGTTACTATAAGCTCGAATACCACGCTTTCAGAAAGTAAGCAATACACTGACTTGACGATTGACGCTACGTACACGCTTACAGTAAAATCAGGCGTCACCATTCAATGTACTGGCACGTTCACGAACAACGGTGCCATCACAGCATCCACAGTACCTGGAACAGGAGCGGCAGGCGTAGCAGATACTAACAAAGGAAACGCTGCTAGCGGAGACGCTGGAGATGGAGGAGGTAACCTGAACATCTTTTGCGCAACGTATGCCGGCGACGGCGTATTCAACGCTAACGGAGGTGCTGCCGCTAGCAGCACCGCCCCTAGCGCAATTGATGGTGATAACGCTGGGCCAGGAGGAAACCCAGGAGTAGCGCCCAGCACAGTCATAGGAGCCCTCGTTGGAGCGAGTGCAGCTGGAGGTGCTTCGAGTCCCACAGGCGGTTCAGGCGGAGAGGCAGCCGCTGTACTGAATTGGGCGTTAATCGACCTAAGAACTTGGGGTTTGTTCGCTGGAGGCGGTGGCTCAAGCGGTGGTATCGGTGAATCCCACACATCAGGAGGTTATCCTGGTGGTGGAGGCGGTGGTGCTGGAGGCAGTCTTGGAGGCGCAGGCGGAAATGGCCTGAACGGAGGAAACGGCTCAGCTTCTACATCTGTTGCTGGAGTTGCTGGAACAGGAGGCTCAGGCGGTGGAGCAGGCGGTTACATCTACTTGTATGCAGAGGCAGAATCAGGCAGCCCAAGTCCGACGTTCAACGCCAACGGCGGAAATGGTAGCTCAGGAACTTCGTACTATGCCGGTAATGGATTATTTGGAAATGGCGGAGCCGGAAGAGGTGGAGGCGGTGGAATAATCGTCTTGGTTACGCCAACAGACATAGGAACGAAAAACGTAAACGGAGGAAGTGGAGGCAACGCAGGCTACGCTGTTCACTACGAGGTATAAAGATGGCAGAAGAAGGATTTCTAGCATTCAGCACAGAGGAGTTACGAACTGCCTGTGTTGATAACAGTCTAGATGACACAGGCAATGATGATGTGCTCATAGAACGTTTGCTTGGAGTATGGAGTGAAGTACTCGACGAAGAGCCAGCTGACTGGAGCGAAACATGGATTGGAAGAGAGACTCCATCTGAAAGTATTGTTTTCAAACAAGAAAGTGAAGTGCTCACTATAATTGACAAAGATGATAACGAGTCAACTCCAGATGATCTTCATGATGGAAGACTTATGCTTCATAAGATGTTTGTTGAAGAAAAAGAAGCAGGAAGATTTTATGACAAGGAGGTATAATAATGGTAGAAACACGCGGAGATAAAGAAGTAACAGGCGATGTGAATGCTACTGGAGACGTCGCTGGAACAAACATCCTACTTAGCAATCAATCATCAGATCCTGGATCACCTGTTGAAGGACAAGTCTGGTACAACAGTACAGACGAACAATTGAAATACAGAGATAGCGGAGCAACAGTACCGGTGAAGGCAGACGCTTTCGGATGGGTTCTTGTTGAAGAACTTACTCCCAGTGCAGCATCTGGTCCGTTAAATACAGCGGAAGATTATACTGCTTACGACGAGATCAGAATTGAATGGAACTTGTGGGATAGCAACAGCAACGTGATTGTGTTTGCTCTACGAGTGAATGGCCTTAGTACTACAATTTACAGTCAGCGATTTGCAACCTCAAGTGGGTTTTCAACACAAACAAGCCAGACTCAGATAAAGATGGGTCGTATTGATGGTACCCCGTTGATTCCTGTTATAGGACACCACACATTCTGGAATAATACGAAAGGAAGAATTCCTGGTATGGGTCAACTTACTGGTGAAGGAGTTGCGTCATACAACGAACAGCTCGTGCAAAGTGAGATAGCTATAGGTGGAAGTACTCAAATTGCAAGCTTTTCCTTTTACGCTGAATCAGGAAGTGGCTTATTCAACGGCAGCATTCGTTTATACGGGAGGACAATCTAATGACAAGAATAGTTAAAGGAGCGATCAAGCTCGAACCAACACCTACTGCAAGTGCACCAGCAGACGCAGCAGGAGTTATCTACTACGATAGCGATGATTCTGAATTGAAGCTTGGAAGTGGTTCAGGATTTGCAGCTATAGCAGGAGGATTAGGATTCGTTGGACAGGATCAAACAGGAGGCACTGCTGGAGGCAACACTGAATCAAAGATAGGTGAAGTGCAAGTGGCTGCGGACGCCGTCAGTGACAGAATAATCGTTATAGCCACAGGACACGCCAGCCTGAACAATAACAACACCGCCACCATACGCCTAAGAGCAGGTGAGAACGCAGCTTTCGCTAGCAATACTTTATACAAGACAATTGTACGTGATGGAAGTAGTGCGAGCGGCTTCTTTGATGTAGGATGGACTGTTACGTACATGCTTGATACAGGCGACTTAGATTTTTCGAACTTGAATTACATTCAGTTGACAGGACAGAACGACGACACGGAAGATATTGTGTGTGAAAGTGTAGTCGTACTTGGAGTGTAGAACTATGATAAGAAAACTAACAAGATCAATCATCTCACTCGTGCTTAAACCTTTTCGAAAGCACAGCAGAGAGATTGAACATACGAAGAAATACATCTTGAACGTAAAGGCAAGTCCAAAAGACGATCGAGATGACATCTATGCATTGAAAGCTGTAGCTGCAGCGGAGCTTCCTCAAAATGTTGATCTTAGTGAATGGAATCCTTCAGTGAAGGATCAAGGCACAATTGGATCCTGCGGTTCGCATGCTTTTGCTAGTTTGACTGAACATCTTGCAAAGAAGGATAGCATCAGTTGGAATGATATGCCTCTTTCTGAATTGTTTCACTACTATGTCGTTAGACAAGATGCGTACGGTGGTCAATACCCAGAAGACAGCGGACAATTCTTACGAGATGGAGCAAAGGTTTGTAAGAATGTTGGAATTACACCAGAGCAATTATGGCCGTATAAAACTTCAAAATATAATGATGATCCTGCAAGAATAGCGTTTTGGTTCTCAGGTTTATGGAGATTGAAGAGCTACAACAGAGTGTATAGTGTTGAAGGTATGAAGACTGCACTAGCTCAAGAGAAGCCGGTTGCATTCGGAATGTTTGTGTATGACACGATCTTCAATACACCAAGAAGTGGAGACGTTCCGCACACTGGTAGGAATGCTGGAGGACATGCACTCTTAGCTTGTGGTTACGACGATACACATCCAAATCCTGACGGAACAACTGGAGCGATCTTATTCCAGAACTCTTGGGGGACTCGTTGGGGTAAGAGTGGATATGGTTGGGTAAGCTACAAACTCTTACAAAAGAATTTCTTGGAGGCGTGGACTGGCACGATTAGATAGATGGCAACCAAACAAGATACAAACTTGATGATCGCTCAAGCCATCGGAGAAATTAGCCAAGCTCAAAAGCAAACAGCGCAAACACTTGAGCACCTCAAAGATAACCTGAAAACACTGAATGATCACAACATTCTTCATGCTGAACGAGACCAAACAAATCATCACACAGTGATGGCTAAATTACAAGTATTGACAGATAAATATTGGTGGCTGATCTTGATATTGATTGGAGCATTGATGGTAGCTCTAGGTGCTCCGAAGATCGCTTCCTTCTTTATTCCAGGATAGATTATGAAAGAGATCAATGACAATGATAGAATTCGGAATACCGCATTTACTAGTTCTCGGTGTATATTTCACCGTAATGATTGCAGCGTTGATAGCAGTATATTTGTACGGAAAAGCCTATTTCGAGATGAAGAAGACGAGCGTGATCAGAGGCGTGTGGCTTTTGCTGATAGCGGTTTTGATAGACACAACGTTTTTCATGACAGTAACGACTTCGGAATATGGTATATTCAGCCCAAATATCTCAGAGATAATGAAGATTCCTTGCATTCTGATCGTTCCAAAGATTTTATTGATCGTAGCACTAACTTACTTCATCTATGCCAGCATCAGCCC